CGGTGCAGTTGGTGTGCGCTCAATACTAGATGAAGTGTTTAAATCCATTTTACCAATAGAATCAATAGCTCCACGTAGATTTGAAATTGCGGCATCACTTGATAATGACTCGCTTGTTTGAGGTGCGTTTACGTTTGGTTCTGACATATTAATTATTTAATTTACTTCTTAATGGCGGCACGATGACGTGCTGCCCATGGTTTCGTTTTAGTTGTAGAGCTTTTGACTGCTGGTTTAGATTCAGTCATTGGCTTAACTGCCATTGGTTTTTTTTCCATATATTTACTCCTGTTGATTGTTTCCTACCATTGATAGCTTTTCAGCTTCGTTTATTTCATCAACTGAATATAACCCAGTTGAGAAAAGTTTTTGCCTAGCTTGAACGATATATTCCTTATCTAGTTCAGAATTCTTTTGATTGGATACTTTAGTAAGAGATTTTAACTTCTGATAAAACATATCAGCACCAATAGCCTTTGCTCCTTCAATTACCATCACATCCCTTAAATCAATGCCAACAGTTTGCCTTGGTTCCTTTGGGACACATTCTTGTTTAACAATCACAAATGCTTCATTAAGTAATGGATTGTTTAATAATTGCTCTAAATTTAATACCTTATCTGAGTTTAATTGAAACTCTTGCCTTGATGTCATATGCGGATTCCTCCACGTTGTATCTTGCTTGCAGCTTCAGCATCACGTATAGCCAGTTTTTGTGATGCGTCTTGCTGTTTCATAACCATACGTTGATTATGTTCAATCATATCCATTTGAAGTTTAGCGTCACGTTCTGCACGTTGAACTTCTATTTTAGCTAAAGCAACAGCATCAATTTGCGGTTGCTGTTGTTGTTGAGTTTGACCCATTAACTGCTCTTGTTGTTGGGCTTGCTGTTGTTCTCCCATTAATTTTTGAACTTTCAATGTTCCATTGTGAAGAATTTCATCTGCATTCTGCAACTCTTTTCTAAACATAGCAGATTGTTCACGCATAGTTGGATCACTAGACAGACGTTCAACGTGTTGAGAGAAGTGTTGGTTTAGAGTATTGATTCCTTCAAGCATTGAAGCAATAGACATTGGATCTGCAACGAGTGCATCTTGAGCTTGCTGAACAAGAGGTTGAAGTGCCTCAAGGTGGACTTTAGCATGGACAAGATCATTCTGACCATCCAGAACTTGGATTTGACCACCCATAAGAAGCACATTGTTTTCAACTTGTGCAAGTGATGCATCGAATGTTGGTTTTTCTTCTTCACCTGGTTGCACTGCATAACGTGATGCATTCTCATATCCAGCAGTTTCAGATGCAATATCCCAAATAAGATTCTGCTTTCCAAAATCTGGAAGTGAACCAAACATGCTCATTAACCTATCAAAGGCAATCATGCGTGACGCTTCAGATCCAGCCCCGATTGGTTTAGTAATACGTAACCGATCAACATCCAAATCAAAGAACGCTTTAAGATAACGATCACGATCACCAAATCCATCATTTCCTCTACGTAGTAAACGCTTATGAAGTCCAGCGATATATGAACCACCTGGTTCACGTGCATCAAAGTCTTTACGTTTCATTCTTCGGATCATCTCTTTAATTAAAGACTCCCATGGATCAAAGAAAAGATTCAATGCCGACACAGACATCTTGGCGATATTACCCATTTCTGCACGGACTTGGGTTGCTGACTTTTCTGAGCTAGTATTAACTAAAGATTCCGTATTGTAAGCAGATGTACGTTCACGGAAAATCTGAGTGAACGCATTTACAATCGGCAATGACCCAGTACTTACATTAGGAACTATAGTGTCCTTAATAACGTCAATATTAGGAGAAAGTAAATTATAGATTCCATTTGGCATAAACTGCATTTCCTGTAATGCCGTCTCGTCTTTAGGTTGGAATGTAGGAGCGGAACCGAATGATGCAATCTCAAGCAATGAACAATATGCGCGATTTAATGCACCATTAAGCGCAAATACATCATACCCTTGACCACGGACACCATGGTAATATCCATTCGTTCCCACACCATATGTAAATACTGTGTATGCTTGGAAGCTGTTTTCAAACCTTCCTACTTTTTTAAACATAAATTCCTGTACGGCATTGTCATCGGAAATCATATAATGCGATACACGCTGATCAAATTCAGTTACCCACAAATGAACTACACGTATAGATTGCTGATTTGCTGCTTGTGTCGTAAAGAATAAATCGTTATTGCGAAGTTCCATTTCTAACTTTTCCCAATCGTACTGACGGAAGTTATAATAATTGTTATTATTATTTACGCATGAAATGATAGCTTTCTTGCAGACCTCAACATCGAACCCATGTAGGGTTGCCATCTCTTCATCTTTGATGAGTTGATATAATTGTGTTGGAGAATAGAATCGCAAGCAAGCCGCTACATCAATATTCTCCTGACCAATCTCAGTTTTACGTGGGATTTTAAAGTCCGACATATCAGTTGCTTTCCAACGCCAATCCCATTCATCGTTGAACAGAGCAAGACCAACTCCATGCTTAATAAAACTATTGCACAACTTTAAATAGGTTGGAAAGAAGTTGCGCCATGAACGGATACATGCAGTTACTTCTTGAGCGACAACATGCTCAAGTTCATCACGTTCATTTGCGTTTCCGTAATTAGTGTTGCAACTGAATAATGTTTGTGGAGCATTAATAATATCAGTATATCCAGCAATAGCTGTATCTAATACTTGTTTAGCAAATCCCCAAGAAACATTTACACGATATGACTGACCAGCATTAATTAGCGCACGTTCATCATATGGACGTTCATTATCATAAGCCGCATCAATTTTACTGCGGTCAAAAGCGGACACGGCATCTGCCCTACGTAATGTCTCCCAAATCTCATATGCTGATTTTGCGTCTTTAATCCTAGATTCTGGTGGTTTGCCAGTATCTTTTGAAAGTGTCTCTAATGCATCGCTCATTCTTCTTGTTCCTTATTTTTTATGGACAACCTATTTTTTCTTTTAGCTTTGTTAATTGAAATAATACGATCCTGTTTTTCTTCAAACTCTTCTACAATTTCTTCAGCATCTTCAATAGATACTTGTTTTGCAATATTCATATTATTATTTTTATTATTGTTCAACAATAAGTTAAATAAAGATTCATCTTTACACCCATGAATTACAACGCAATTGTCATTTAAAGCGTTATTGTAATGGTTGTCCCATGCTGAATTAGAAATAGAATCACATACAATTGAATCATTTTGATTACGATAATTATTTGTTCTCCAGTTATTTTGAATTAATTTAGAATCATTTAATTCTTTTGTTGTATACCATTGGATTACAGAAGTCCAGTGTCTATTAGTTAATGATAAAGAAGAAAGAACTGGAATGTCGCAAATATTAATTGAGTAAACTCCAACGCTAGACATCTTAGGTCCAGAAATTGATTCTGGTAAAAGCTCCCCATTTTTCCCCTCGTAGTTACGCTCTTTAACTCCCAAGAAAATTTTAGGTGCTCTTTTTTCCCGAATGGCTTTAGTTGTGTCAGCATAGTATTCAGTAGAAATCGTGTCGAGCCAGTTAGGTTTAATTGGCATGGAATCTAATTCAAACCAAAAAAAGCTATCATGTTCTTTTTTTCCTTTCAAAAAAGCGCATGCTTGTTGGAAGTAATAGTTACATGACATTGGGTATCCTAAAATGTTATCGTTAATCAAATGAGTTTTTGTTGTTAGAAATAAACTTTTTAAATCATGCTCAAGCCCTTCAATTTCATTTTGATTTTCTTTTGACCCAATAACTAATAAGTCATGGTCGCTCCCAATTGGGAATTTATTTATGATAGATTTAAATCGTCCTATCAAGTGTTTGTCGTGTTTAGATACAGGTATTACTAATAGCATATATTTTTTATATTATTACCACTTCACTTTGTCGGCCCAATGAGCCGCTGACATTTTTCCTTTTGATATATTTTTAGCATGTCTTGCTTTGAATGATTCTCTCCGCTTTTTATCAGAAGAAGACTCGCCTTCTTTCTTTGGAGAACCAGACACTCCCTGTTGCCCAAATCGAATCGTTTTAACTTTAGATCCCTCTTTAGCTAAAACAACATGGCTTTTAGTTGGATGGCTGGGTGTGCGTTTAGGTTTATTTACTCCAGATACGCCAAGTCGTTTGATAGATGATTTAATAAGTTCACTCATTGTTCATTAATGATTATGGCAATTTGCTGTCTTAACCAATCAGAAAAATTAAGTTTCTTTTTTAAAAGCAATGCTGCTCTGAATCTCATCCATTCAGAAGGCTTTAGTTTCGCAACTACTCTATGTGTTGATTTTTCTTCCACAAAACATATCCTACATAAAGTATATAAGTATGCAATAAAAAAATTGCAGTCACCTAATATATTTGATAATTTATAAAGCATGACATCAGTTCCAATCTACGGACTTCCTATTGAGGGATACATCCACCAGTATGACTTTAACTGGAAAAAAGGCACACATCAGATAGCTATCGAGCTTGCTATGTTTAGAGAAAAAATCACTAAACGAATCCCTGCTGATATTGGTGGAGTTGATACGTTCTTTCACTTTAAACGCATAGCTAAGGCATTTTGGCCTGAGAAAGACACTAAAGCTCCAGCTAACTTCATATGGCATCCATGGGCAGACAGAATGATTCAAGCGGCATGTAAGCACGATTACATAGCAATAGCGGGGTCAGGTGGATTTGGTAAGTCAGAAGCATTCGCTATATGGGCTATTATTAATTATCTAGCAGATCCAGAGAATACCATTGTCCTAGCTACATCAACTACTATCAAAGCGTCTAAACAACGTATTTGGGGAAAGATTGTAAAGTACTGGACTGTATGCGAAAAGCTAGGACTTCCAGGTAAGTTAATCGACTCATTAAATACAATTAGATTCATAGATAAAAACGGAAAAGCAACTCAAGGTGACTTGTCTGGAATTACTTTAATTCCAGGTGAGAAGAAGAAAGAAAAGGATGCTACTGGAAAGATGCAGGGTATCCACCAAAAGAATGTTATCTTTGTAGCTGACGAGTTATCTGAGCTTTCAGAGGCTATTACTGAGGTTGCATTCTATAACTTGAGTAAGGGCTGCGAACGATTTCAATTTATTGGAATATCCAACCCTGCTTCATACGTTGATGCATTTGGTAAGTTTGCAAAACCAAAAGAAGGATGGGAAACAATAAGCGTAGACGATGATGAGTGGGAAACATCACGTGGAATATGTCTTCACTTTGATACTTTCAAAAATCCCAACATGATCGCAGGGAAAAAATTGTATTCATGGATGGATGCTCCCGAAGATTTAGAAAAGGTTCCAGTTGAAGAAAGGAATACTGCTTCATATTGGAGGATGTATCGTGGATTTTGGTGTCCTGCTGGTGTGTCGGATCAAATCTATTCCGAGGTTGAAATACTTAACGCTAAAGCTACAGACAAAGCAATATGGTTAGACAATAATCTGATACGAGTTGCATTCCTAGACCCATCATTTACTAATGGTGGAGATAGAACTATTCTTTACTTTGGAACAGTTGGAAAATTATCAGAACCACATGGATTCAGCGGATTGCAATTTGACGAATACATTCAGTTTAGTGAGGACGTTACTGATAAAACAATGACTAGATCTCAACAGGTTGTTAAATGGTTTAGAAACGAATGCATAGTTAGAGGAGTTCAACCTAAGAATGCTGGATATGACAAGTCTGGTGCTGGTGGACCTCTTGGTGACTTTATATCCGTTGCATGGTCTAAAGATGTGTTTGGTCTACAATTCGGTGGCAGGGCATCAGAAAAGCCTGTTAGCGCATACGATCCAACTCCAGCACATGATAGGTATGTAAACCATGTATCTGAAATATGGTACTCAGCTAAAGAGTACATGAGGACTGGTCAGATAAAAGGTATCGGTTCAGACCTTATGGTTGAAATGTGCCAACGTAAACTAGACCCCAATGGAGAAAAGAATCTCAACCTTCGTATTAAAGTTTTACCAAAGACAGAAATGAAATCTAGGTTTGGTATGTCACCCGACATTGCTGACGCAGGAATGGGGCTATTAGCCCTCGCAAGAGAAAGGTTGAACCTTGACTCATCTAATGCTACAAAAGCCTTAAATCCAAGTAATCAATCAACAAGTAAATCTTGGAAAACACTATTTGGGAAATTTGATATTTATACAAAACAAAATTCATTTATGTAGATGAATAGAAATGTTACATTGATTGTATTTGAGGGAGTTAAGTCACGGCACTCTGAGTCTGAAAAATTATTTAAATACATTTGTTCTTTAGGGGATTTTGGAGATGCAGTGTTTATACGTGATGATTGTAATTATAAACAAGCTATGCAGTGGGAAATAGGCATGTTTTATGAATATGTAAAAACATCACACGCATTACTATGTACACATGATGGATTTATTTCAAATCCCAATCTATGGAAAGATTCTTGGTTAAAATATGATTTGATTGGATCTCCTTGGCCTGAATATTATAATGTAAACAATCGTGTTGGTAATACTGGATTTTCATTACAATCAAAAAACTTTTTAGAAGTTGCTAAGTCGCACAGAGAATTATGGAATGGAGAAGCTGGAGATGTATTCTTATGTCAAATAATGCATGACAAATTTCGTGAATTAGGAATTAATTATGCTGATGTTAATGTTGCATCTGAATTTGGGTGGGAACATTATATTGAAGAAAATACATGTGGTCCTAATATATCATTTGGATTTCATGGATGGGTTGCTGGAAAAACAAAAGAACATTATTATATATTTTAAAAATTATGAATCACGAATCAGAAACATCAAGGAGCAAACATTTACTAGAAAAGTATTGTGTTGGAATTGGCATGGATGTTGGTTATGGAGGTCAAAAGATAACTGAATCAGCATGGGCATTCGATATGCCTCAACCATACACTAACGTGGGTGGTGACACTCAACAACTACGAGGAGATTGTAGAAAGTTTAATTTTATATGTGACAATGCATTGGATTATATTTATAGCAGCCATGTCTTAGAGGATTTTAGATATAATGAACTAATTGATATAATAAAAGAATGGCGTAGGATCTTAAAGCCTAATGGATTTATAGTTACAAATTGTCCAAATCAACAGGTATTCTTGGCTCATTGTGCAGCAACGGGACAAGGAACTAACGATGCACATAAAGAACAAGATTTTTCATTATTAAACTTTAATGAAAGAGTGTTAAAGTTTACTGGAGATTGGGAGACTATTTTTGAATATAATAACTTTAAACCTTACTCATGGTTGCAAGTTATTAAGAAAATAAACATTTAACCTTATTAATGGAATCTAAAATTATTTGATTATTAATACTTAATGGGATGTCTTTAGATGTATCATTAAGTATTTTAAACTCTATTTCTTTTCTTGTTTTATTTACTCCCTCTTGTATAACAAGTTGAATTAAATAATCAAGGTAATACGACTTAATTGTTTTATTATTTAACTGATATATCCATCCACCTACAGGGCATTCAAACTTATCAAGTGTTTCTTTTATTT